TACTGGGTTTTGTAATTCTATATCACCCATTACATTACCATACTCTACTGCATCTCGTTCAGCTTCCTCTTGATCTGATATTAAATTACCTTTTATAGATGTATTAATCATTCCTACTAAAGCATTATCTACTTCAGCACTGCCTGATGAACCACTAAAGTCATTTGCAAACATAACTTCTTTTACTTTGTCAGGTACGTTTTCTTCAAATCTTGGTTCTGGAATGGACATTGGAAGTGCAGAAAGTTTTTCGATTATTTCTTGTTCATTGATTGATCTAGGATCAACATAAGGAATGTCTTTGTCCTCTTCACCTAAATAATTAATCAATCTTGCTAGTGCATCTCTTTTTCTAGTCAAACCTAATTTAAATGCAGACTGAGTAACAGCTTTAGCTTTACCTGTAATACCATTTACTTTTAATGCATCAACAATTGTTTGAACACTTCTACCCGAATAATAATCTCTCCCAGGTAAGAAAGTTGCTTTAGGTGTACCAGTTCCAATAGATTCACCTCTTAACAATCTAAGTGTTTCATCTGGTAACAGTGCATCATTCATAGCTCTTAAAGCAACAGGATCAGTAAGTATTTGTCCAGCTCTTCTTGATAACAATAATAGTGCAGCTGATGCAATAAATCCTGGAGCACCAAATATAAGTCCTCCTGCTATACCACCACCAAGTGTAAGTCTTCTAGCTAAGAACTGTGATGGATCGGACAATTTGGTTTCACCGATTGCTTTCATATAAGATGCAAAATTGTAGAACTCTTCAGCTCCCTTGTTTCCAAGCATGTATTGAATTTTTCTTCGACCACCTTCATCAAAAGAATTTTTAATACCAAAAGATTGCATAAACTTATCTGCACTAAATTCAGCAAAGTCATCTGAACCAAATTTTAATTCAGTAGTATCAAATATTCCGTTGTTTCTTCTTACTGTGTCTATACTAAAGTCAGCTAAATTTTGTTTGTCTGCTCTTGTCATGACTTTAAGTGTGTCAGATAAATATGATGCTCCCGCATTGATAGATGCGTCTTCATCAATAAAATTCCAAACTGATCTAGCAGCTGCATCAGATGGACTACTAAAAGCTCGTAAAAATTTATTAAATGCATATTTTGCAGTTACAGCTTTGAATAAATCTTCACCACCTTTTGTTGCTTTTGCTCCAATTTCTCTAGAACCTTCTGCACCAATTAACTTTTTAAATTGTACCAAAGCATCTACGGAGTCATTTTCAAATACTTCTCTTCCAATGTCTTTAAATAGCTGATCTCTATACTGTGTACCTGCGCCTTGAAACCCTTCTAGGCTTTTTGCAGTAAATGCATTTCTATCAAACTTTCTCAAACTTCTAACCAGTGGAGATAATTGATAGAATCCTTGTACATCTGCAAATATTTTATTCGCTGTTAATAATTGATCTTTCAAAAGTTCTGCAGACTTAATGCTCTTTTGTATGTATTGATCAGCTAAATCTTTACCACTACCTTTAGCAATAGTATCATAAGTAGCTTTAATACCCTCGTCTTGTAAATATTTTGCAGGATTGTAAATATCCTCACCAAATTTCGCAAAGTCAGTCTCCATAGCTTCTCTCATAATAAACATGTTATCTTTAAGTGTAGAATATCTACTGCCTTCAATTGCATTATTAAGCATAGTCATCACACCCTTGAATTGTTTAGGTGTAATCATTCCATCTCTTATCTGCATTATTGATTTCATAAACATATTTATAGGATCTGCCTGCATAGTAAGTATTTTATCTATGTCTTGTTGTTTAGCAGCAACACCATACATGCCCTCTAGATATTCACTAAACTCAGGAAACATTGCTTGGTTTTCTTCTAAGAATTCTTTTGCTGCTTGTCGTGTTTTATCTAATTTGATTATTTTTGGATTACCTGATGTAGCAACTAAATTATCAAATGTTTTGTAAGCACTGTTGTATAAATCTACGTTTTGAATAAATGTTTTTTCTGCTTGTTGTCTGATACTACTGTTAATAGCACTTACTTTTAAAAGAGGTGAGTAAGCTTTTAAATCCTCTAGATATCTCTTACCTCCTGCTATTTCAGCTTCAGATTTAGCAACCTTACCTATTGGTGATACTAATGGGAATACCCCCATAAATCTGAAAAAGTTCCTTCCTAATCCTGCTAATGGCCCTTGACCTTCTTTAAGGCCTGATAGTAAAGGAAGTGGTAAACCTTTGTCTCTTGCAAACTGTGCAAGTTCTTTTTGTTTAGGACCAACTGTACCAAATAATTTTTTAATACCTTTGCCCATAGGTCCGAATATGAATGGTGATAAAACAGATGCACCAGTATTCCACATTAATGCATTCTTCATTGCAACACCTGCATTTACTAATTGATCTCTTTCTACCTCTCCTTCAGGTATCTCAGATAAATCATCTGCAAGAGCTGCAGCTATTTGAGTTCCCGCTGCTTCATTTAATGTGTCATAAGTCAAAGATCCTGCACCTGCACCAAGTGTACCTCCAAGAACAGATTGTACTTCTGTTTTTAATAAAGGTCCTCTGTATGCTCTTGATAATGGATCTACTAATTTTCCTAAACCCTTCAATACACCACCAAATAATTTAAATCTGCCTGGCAACTTGTCAGCGATTTGTGTAGCCTTAGTAGCAAAATAACCTGGCCCTTTACCAAATAAATTACCATCTTTAGCTGCTCTAAATATTTTTTTTCTGTTATATACATAAGGAAATATTGAACCTGCTATGTCTCCAGTAAGTTCATATGTGGATATACCTACACCTGTAGATGCTTTAAGGGGGTCTTGTAAAAATTCTTTTTCAGATACTACTTCTTCTCTAGCATCCTCTCGCATGTCCATTAGATCAACCATCTTAGGACCTTTGAGTTTACCTGAATCTATTAAAGCATCGATAACAACTTTTTGTTCGTCAGATAAAGTATCTGGATTTAAAGTTTTATCATCTAACTTTTTCTGTAATTTTTGTAGCGTACTCATAATTATAAATTAGGAAACATTCTGTCGAAGTCTTCCTCAGTCATCTCCTCTACCTTTTTTCTAAGTTCATCAAATTTATTACTTTCAAAATCTCTCATGGTATCTAGTGTCATACCTTCAGGTAATAAACCGTAAGCTTTTCTTTCATTTAATAAGTATTGTGAAGATCCACCAGCTCTTTCATACAATCTTTCTTGTTGTTTAATATCATCAAGAATAGTTTCTGCTGTAGCTGTAAGTGATGCTATAACGTTTCTTTCACCTCTTAGAAGTGGGAATACTTTAACAAGACCTCTGGCCATCTCAATATCTTTTTGAGTTAACCTGTCTTTTGCTTTTAGTGAGTTTGCTAATTTATAAACTAAGACTGTCTCGTTAATTGCAAGTCTTTCATAGTCTAGTGCGTTACCACCCTCTAATCTCTTCTTAGCATTTGATAATGCGCTTCTTCTGTTTTTCTCAAACGTTCCTAAACTTGTATTTAAATATTTCATTGCAGATTGTTTGTCTTCGAATTCACCTGATGCTACTAATGCAATAGCTGCTTTATTTTTTTCTATTTCGAATGCTGCTTTACCTGCTGCTCTTACTTCACGTTCACTATCTCCACCTATCTTAGCAAAATTAAGTACATCTCCTAATGCTTCTGTGATACGGCCTCCATATAATCCAATAGCACCAGTCACACCGGCATCTGCTTCACCTTTTTCAATGATACCTAAACTTCTATTAATCAAGTTTACGGCTGCATACTTACCAGCAATACCTTCTGCAAGCTCTAATGTATTCTTGTTAGCATCATCATTGTTAATAAAGTTTAGTGATGGATCTACTGTTTGATAAATGTTAACACCATTTTGATCTACTTGACCCGTTGCAATTTGTTTTGTTCCATCTTTTAATATTCTACCTGGGACGTTTACAATTCTCCCTGCTTTGTTAGTCAATTGTACAACTCCAACTTGTTCAGTGTCAGGCATCTCATAAGCCTCATTCTGAGCTTTTAAGAAATCAGATTGGAAGTCTAATACTCTTCCTAATAAATTATCTTTAATCTCATCCTCTTTCATCTTAACCATAACCATGTTGTTTACTGCAGGTCCTAGTGCAGCTCCAAATACTTCCATTGCACCACCTATACCACCTTTTTTTGTTTTACCTGTCAAAAGACCTGAAGCTAAATTTGTTAGAAAAACTAAATTTGCATTAGACCCTTTACCTCTTCGCATATCTTCTACCATTTTTTGAGCTTCATCTAATTGCATTTTTAATGCATTACCTTTCAAGGCAGATGTTTTGTCAGCTTCATTAGTGACTTCTTTTTTACCTTCACCTGTAAGATCTTTTTCTGTTAATTTTTTATCTGTGATAATTAAAGAATTAACTTCTGGTTGTTTAGGTTGATTTACTTTAGCTCTTTCAATGGCACTTGCACTGTCTCCACCTCTTCCACTATCTACGTTAGCTGCATTTGCAGCAATTTTAGCAGTGTCAATTGTTGTGTCTTTACCAAGTTTTGTTGTATTGTCAGGCTCAGTTGCTATGTCTACTTCTCCGGAGTCCATGTTCTCGTAACCTCTTTTATCGGACTCACCTATTTTTTCTTCTATGCTTTTACTTTTTTTTAATTTTTTATCTAATTCACCTGGCTTGATATCTCCAAATAAATCTTTGTCAGATAAGCCATCTCCAAAGTAACTAAATGCTTTTGCATCTTGTTCTTGTTTAAACTTTTCGTACTCATCTGGAGACATAGCTTTTATTCTTTTTCTTTCTCTGACTCCTGCTTTAACTAATTCACCTGTTCCGTATCCGATACCAAGTGCTAATGTTGCTGGTAAAAATCCTGTTGATAAAGCTGCTGGTGCATATCTAAGAGCTAATGCATTCAAACCTAAACCTGCACCTACGTTTGTTGCTTCTCTAACATATGGATTCATGTTAGGTGCTACTCCTCCTAATGTAGAATCAGATAGACCATAGCCAAAACCAAATGCTGGAGTACCAATTGCTCTTATACCTCTTTTTATTATTCCTGGTCTAACTGCTGGAGGTGGTGGTGGTGTGTATGATGGCCCAACCATTACACCAGTATTTGCTTTAATAGGTTTAAGATGACCTTTTTTTAATGCAACACTTCTGAAAATAGGACGGTTTAATATTTTGTTTATTGACATTAGACCTCCTATCTATTTGTATTCATTCCTTGATAAGCTGCAAATGCTCCTATACCTGTACCTGCTGCTTGTGCAAGAGGACTTGTAGTAGGAGCTGTACCCATTGTAACTCCTGACTGTGTTTTAGGTCCTGCTGCATATAAGTTAGCTAAGAACTCTGCTCTTTGATAAGGTTCGTATTGTTGTTGTAATGTTGACTGTCTTTGTGCGTCTAAAACATTTTGTGCTAATTGCCTTTGGACACCACCAGCTGACATCAACTGATTTATATCTTGTTGGGCCATAGCCTGTTGCTGTTGACCTAAAGCACCTAAATTTTGACCAGCTGCTAATCCGACCTGCTGTTGTCTTTGTGCTGCACCAAGTGCAGTGTTGAAACCTTGCATCTGTGCTCTACCCATAGCATCCAAAGTTCTACCTTGAAGCTCTGCTTGTTGCACACCTTCTCTTCCACCACCAAACGCACCTGAGCCAATAGCTTTTGCAGCTAATTGATTTTGCATTATTTGCGATTGTCTTGCAATTTCATCTGTTACATACGATTGATATGGATTTAAATATTGTGCAATTTGTTGTGCACCTATAGGAGCTGCTGCTCCTTGAATTTGTGATATACCTTGACCAACAGTTCCTGATCCAACACCTGTAGTTCCTGCAGCTGTTACACCTTGTTGCTCTAATGCACCTAAACCTGCAACTTGAAAGTCTGGAAGATTTATTGGTTGTTGCGCTACTTGACGCGCAATATCCATCAACTCTATTTTTCGTTCCTCTATACCGGGAGCTTCACGAACAATTGAAGTTGTTGTTTCCGGTGTGCTCGGTGCGCTTGATCTTCCTCCTCCAAAAAAACTCATATTAAATCCATTTCTCTAGTTGTACATGTTTCTTTTTCCAGCCCCATTTTTTAGAAACTTTTTCCCAACCGGGTCTGGCCATTATGCTAAGTCTTTTACATTTATTTACTGTAGCAAAATCAGTAACGCTCTGAATTAAAGAATCTTCCCAAAGATCTCTTCTTTTTCCAGTGCAAATAATAATTTCATATTGATTATAGTTTGGCATCTCTGCAATACGTCCAACACAAATACCAAATACTTTATTTTCTTCAGTCTCATCAGATCCAAACATTATCCAACATTGCATAGTATCTTGTTTTAAATTGTTCATTATCCAAGATGAATCTGCATACTTACCAGAAAATACCAAAGCTTCAGCCACCATAAATTCAGCTAGAGGCCAAAATCTTTCTATGTCTTTTGGCTCAAGTGGTAGGATGCTTACTAAAGGTTTAATTTGTTTTTTGTTTGCTGTCGCCATTTTTCTCCTTCAATAAATCAAATACACGTTTGTATCTCGCTTGTTGTTCGTAGAAATATTTGGCACCTTTTTCTCTTAGATCTTTCATACTATTTGGATTTCCTCCAGCTATGATTCCAGCACCTAATACTCCATCTGCTCTTGTCACAAACTCACCGTCTGCTAATTGAGCTAACATTGTATCCTCGTCTTTATCACCGACTCCTGCTCCGTCCTCTACATAACCTGATGCTCTTACGTAATTATTTGCATCGTTTTCATCATGAGAAACTTTTGATGGAAGATAGTTTATACCACCTTCGTTGAATTTTTTTATTTCAGCTAAACCACCTACTCTTAATCTTTGAACGTTCATTGAGTAAGGACCCATTCTTCTGTCACCTTTTCCTTGTTCTTCAGGTGCATAAACTTTTTCGTATTCTTTTTCTTGCCCTGTGTTTGGATCTATGTATGTGTATCCAGGTCTCTTATCTCTAAGTGTAAGATAACTCATGTTATAACCTGGTGAATAAATATCAGTTGGTTGATTATCAAATGCACCTAATCCATATAAACTTAAAGCTAGAGCACCTGATACCTTAGCAGGGTTGTAAACCATTTGACCTTTATCGTTTTCTGATTTTAAAATATCTAATAATCCTCTCTTCTCTTTCTGCTCTTGTTGTTTTTTTAAAATTTCTAATGCATCTGCTTGAGAAGTTGTTCCAATATCATCTCCTGGTATTGGGTTAGTTTTTGGAATGAAATTTGCAGGACCAGTAGTCTGACCTGGCAACATTGCTAATGAAGGATACTTCATGCCTAATTGTGAATAAGGAGTAAAACTTTGACCCATCATATTCATACCTGATGCTCCTAGTTGATAGCCTCCATATGCACCAGTAGCAGCTCCAAGTAATCTTCCTATTCCGCTTGCACCTGCATCTTTGGCACCTCTATAACCTTGATAACCTCCGTAGGCTGCTAATGCGTAGGGTAAGAATGTTAACATTTAGTATATTTCTCCTATAAAAGATCTTTAATGTATAATATTACCATTTTACTTAGGTAATATCAACTCGTCTGCAAAACGACCTTCATACTGATGTTCTCCTATATGGGCTATAGGATCGTCAATAAAGGCAAAACATTGACCACCTATGTCTCTCCATAATTTACAGAAAGCAAAATCTTCTCCAAGATATGTCTTCTCAACAGGATCATGTAAACAGTCAAAGAAGTTCCACATGTGGGGTTTAGTTATATATTCTCCATTTATCACGGTCTTTTGTACGATAGCTTTTTCAGGATATTTTTGTATAAGTTTATCAAATACGTTTCTTTTTATAAGCATACACCCAGTAGGGCTATGAGTAACTTCGATAACACCTCTTTCTACGGTAATATCTTTTTCATTTGCCACCTTCATTGGATATATATTAGCCCATTTGCCAAGCTCTTGAGGGTTTTTAATTTCACCCTGTTTAAACTTCTTATAAACTTTATCCCAATTAAATGTTTTTAAAGGGTAAGGTATTGATATGATATCTTTGTCTCTTTCAATCATTTTAAATATTGATTCAGCATTAAACAATATATCCGAATCAACAAATAGCATGTGTGTATATTTAGATGATAGGAAACCAGATACACATAAATTTCTACCTTGTGTGACTAGAGAAGATTTCATTATCTGAAATGTCACTTTAACATTTTTCTTCATACAAAGTTGTTGAAATTCAAGCAGTCCTTGAGTGTAATGTATTGAACATTGGTCATGAACAGGAGTTGCAACAAATATAGAATAAGGTGCTGTATCTAATTTTAATTTAAATTGTTGTGTTTGTTCGGTGTCCGTTTTCCAAAGTGGTGTAACTGCAGCAACTTGATCCGGAATCTTAGGTCTAGGCTTTATGCTCACTAAGTGCTCCTCTCAAAAAACCTTCCCACTCTGCACCCTTCTTTTGCCAATTGTAAAATCTTTTATAGAACTTTTGCTGTTCTTCTAAATGTTGTTGTATGTGATCCTCATGTAAATATTGTGAAGCTACTATGATAGCCGCTGCTGTATCTTTAGCCATCTGAAGGTAATTATCTGAGTAGCTGACATATACAGGCCACTCAGCACATGTTTCATATAAAGCTCCGTAGTTGTTAGTAATTACATGTACCCCTGCAGACAATGCCTCAAGTGCTGAAGCACAAAAGGTTTCTTCAAATATACTTGGATAAACGTACAAATCGTAGTCTGTCATATGCTCAAGAATATATTCATTTGATTTGTAACCAATATAATTCACATTTGGTAATTTTTCTGCTTGTTCATAAAGTGGTTTGAATTGGTCATCGTTGTTCTTTTTAAAATCATCACCATAAACCTGTGTAGAACTATACACATCTAAAGTAATATTTGGATCAGTAATATCTTGCATTGCTCTTAGCACTACATTTAAACCTCTCCAAGGTGTATTGTGATGTAAAATTTTTATCGGATCACCCTTTTTATAAATTTTACGTTGAGGAAAACTTGTACAACCATTCTTTATAACCACAGATTTATCTGCTGGTATATCAAAAAAATATCTAAACTTTTCATAATTCCAATGACTATTAAATACATACCAATCATAATCATTATGATTTTTTTTATTACCAAAGAACTCTTGAAGGTTTGGTTGGTCGTATGAATTCTTTTGCCAAAGAATATTTATTTTACTTGCATCGATAGGAATTTTGCCTGGTATCGATGTACATATCTGAAATTGATCTAACAAATCCTTTGGAACATGTTTGTTTAACATCTCCAACTGAAGTTCAGTTGCGCCTCTAGGTTTCATTATTTTTTAGTTTTGCCTTGCAGTGTAAGCTTAGCTACAGTTATCTCCAAGTCTTGTCTGAAATCATCAGAAGTAGTATCAGTATTGGGATCAGCAACATCAGCATCAAAAGCAGCTTTATCAGCATATACTTGTCCCGTCCTTTTATGTTTTATGATTTCTTTTGCTTCTGCAGGAATTTTAGGTAATTCTGCCATTGTTCCTCCGTTATGTTTTCTGGTTTAACACTTGTTATTTTATTTACTTTTTCATTGCTACCTTTACTTTCTACAGTATCTCCACTGGAAAGTAAATTAGCAAATTCCTCATCAATAGATCTATTCAACTCTACACAAAGACCCATCATCATATTTAAAAAATGCTTTTTATTAGCATTTTCTATTTGTATATAACCGACCTTATTTATCTTGGCTATCTCTTCATCATTGAAAGCAAAATATATACTAGTTTTATCACCTTTAATTTTCATTGTCCTCCTGTGTAACATAATTAAAATTTATCACCACCCTTTGTTTTGTATTTGTTTGAGATACAGATGAGTGTTTAAGATTACTATCAAATATAACAATTCTATTAGCAACTGAAGGCACAGTTTTATTATCGAATTGTGTGTATCCGTTGTTCGTGTTCACGTAGAATATAGCTGTTTTTATATTTTTAAAATCTATATGTGGCACAGACTTAAGTTGTTTTTCTGTTCTTGTGATAAGATTTGCTTTTATTCTTTTTAACATAAACATATTAAGTTTATTTAATATTGTAAACATAAGTGGTGCAAAATTTGAAACAAATGTGCAGTCCTTGTATAGCCCGTGTATAAACTGAAACCTGTCATCACCACGTTCAGATATTGCATCATTATAAAACCACGGAAACTCTTCTCCTAAAAATGTTTCTGCAATAGGTTTGAATTCCTCGTCATTAAGAAAGTTGTCTATAATTTTCATACGTCAATAAAACCTATATCAAAAGCCACAGATATTCTAGGTGTTTCAGTTAAGTTAGGTTTAACCCAATGTTTTAAATAGGATGGAAACAAAATAAAGTCATTAGGCTTAGGTTCAATTTCATATTCATTTGTAAAGTCGTCATCAAAATATTGATCTAGTTGGCTCACTGGTACAAAGTCATCTCTACCCTTAAATACTAAATTACCAGAACCCTTACCACATTGAACATACCATATACCAGAAAATTTATTTTGATAATTATAATGCATGTGCTCTATATTAAAATGATTTTTCATATTCATATTAATCCAAAATCCGTTTAAAGTTATTTTAAATTGTTTCTTTTTTTGTAAGGAATCAATATACTTTGCACATTCTTCTAATATTTTTATTGATAGTTTCTCATTAACTTTTGCATCGTACTTATTAGTTTGCAACCCACCTTGGTTACTTTCAATTCTAAAATTTTTTGTGTGAATACAATCATTAATCATTGTCATGATTGACTTTTTTAATATAGGTTCTTCTATCTTTCCCTTGTAGATTGATGTTTTAAGTATGTTTTGAATCACTAACGTCCTTGTCTAGCGTATTTCTTAAAATCTCTTTTTTCATTTTTGTTTAATCGTTTCTTGTGACGTCCTGGACGCTTCTTAGGTTTTGGTCTAGGTACGAAGTGAGTAAATTTTTGTTTAGCCATTTTCTTGAGATCTGTCTATCAAAGCGTAACTTATTAAACCAGATATTTCATTAGCTGTATCTGCTTGCATCTTAAGAACATCACTAGCTTCTAAATTTATTGTTGCTAATGCAAAATTAAAAGTTTCTTTATTTAGTTGTTTGTGTGCAACTTGTACATCTGAAGCAGCACCAGATTTTCTAATGAGTAGATCGGTGTCCACATTACTTGCTGTGTTATGAACAGCTTCAATGTTTTTAACTAATATTGTTGCATCAGCAGGACATGTTAATACAGTCGTAATATTAGTGGTTGTTAAATCAAAGGTATCGCTTTTGTATCTAATTGTCATGATATAAACCAATTAAAAGTAGCTTGTTCATTTTTAATTTCTTCTTGATAAGAAGTGTTTAATTTATCTTTCATTGTTTGTAAAGATTGTGAAACCTGTCTTTGGTTTTCTTCAGTATAAACTGGTGTAGGTTCAGGTATTTGCACATCAATTCTAGCCATTATCTTCTTCCATCAGGTTGTATATCAGCTCTAAAAGTACCATATCTCCAGTTTTGATCTGTTGAAAGATTTGCAACTTTTACATTTGCAAAACGTGATCTAGCTCTTGTGTCCACTTTATTAGTAGAACTATTTATTGTAAATGGACCAAGTGGAGATGACGATGCAGTGTTGGATGGGTAGTCTCTCAAATTTATTGTTATCTGAGCATCTCCAGTTAATAATTTAAAGTCAGGAACAAATCTTCTTATTGACATAAAGAATTGACCATTACCTTCTATATCTAAATCAAAATCTCCTGACTGTATAAAAGCTGGTATAGCTGTTTTGTTACCTGCAGAATCAACTTGATTATTTCCTACTTCATGTTCGTAATATGTTGACGCACCATTTTGTGTTGTTACACCTTGAATAGTTGGGAAACTTGGTGTCGCTGTTGCAGAATATTCAGTTGCATAAGGCTCATCATACAAAGTAGCATCGTGCCAAGACGTTCTTGATAATGATCCAGTTGTCCATAGTCCTTCTGCATAGTTATAAGTTACAACTCTATCAATTCGATCAGAGCCATCTTTACAGTAAAACCAATTGATTTCTTCGTACAGGTGATTTAAACCTGCGTATACTTGTTCTCCAGCAGTGTAGTTTATACCTAAATTGTCTCCTTTACTTGTGAATACAAAGTCTTCAACTAAACACGGCACATTCTTAACTGTACCATCATAAACAAAAAACCCTCCTGCTTGTCCCATCCACCAAACAGCACCATTAACATATTTAAGTGCGTGTTGGCCAATAAGTCCACAATTAGATCCGACCTGTCTTATACTAAAGGTAAATGGAGGTCCTACAAACTGCATTACATAAGCAGATGTATCAGTAAGAATTAAAATATAATCTTTCGCTTTTACAGCCCCTACTATCTTAACCCCTGAGTCTAATCTAAATGTTCCAGCAGTATTAGTTGATGTCGGTGCATATGTAGAAACATCTTCTTGATCAGAAAATCTTATAAACATTTTGTCTTGAGATGATTCACTACCAATAGTTGTTTCAGTTCCAAGAACGATTAAATGTCTATCACGTTCTGATACTATTGACATTACAGACTTAGTAGGTGCTCCTGTTACTACTGTTGCCCTTGTGTTCAAAGCATTTGCAGCTGAAGGATCCCAATTGTATGTTTTACCATTTTTAATTGTAGCAATTAGTATTTGTCCAAAATGATCTAGTGACCAAGAGGCAGGATCTAAAATTACAGTAGTTGATAAACTAGCTTGTCCCCAAGCAATGTAAAATTCAACACCTGCTCCATTTGAATGTGCAGATCGTGTTCCCGCTGTTGCTCTGGTAATTCCTGTTAGATCGTTTCCAGATACACCCGTGTAAGAAATAAACTCAGCTCCAACTTTTATTGTCCCTGACGTTGGAAATCCTGTTGTTGATGTTAACGTTATGTTTGTTGCAGACCCATTGTTACCTTGAGTGTCATCTGCTAAAGCTCCGTTAAGTGTAGATACAATTCCTGACTTTCCACCCCATGATGATGTACCCCAACCATACCCTCCTGTTTGATTTAATGGTCCAACCTCAACGTAAGGATTAATTGTTGCAGATCCGCTGTTAGAGACAGAGGTTGCTGCATTAGAAGACATTGTGATTGTAAAACTATCAACGTCAACAACACTTACGACTTCAAATGTGTTTGTTGTAAAATCTGCTGCTACGTATCCTGCACCTACAGGTGGTGTGACTGAAGTAAATGTAAATAGATCTCCAGCTGAAAAACCATGTCCATTTAAGTTTACGGTGACCGTTGGCGATGTATTTACTGTCGTGAATGTTGCTCCAGTCTTTGCTGTATCAAGTGGTGTAATGTCGTAGAAAGCTCCTTCATAATAAATAAATAAACCTTTGTTAGAGCCAAGTGCAGCATACTTTCTACCTAATAAATCTGCCCAAACAAGTTGTTCTCTTACTGCACCTACAATAGTTTTATTAATAATTTGTTGCCATCCACCTATCTTTTCAGGTAATCCATATCTAAACCTTACAAAATCTCCGTCAGTCCACTGACCTTCAGCACCTGTTTGAGTTACTTGTTTATTAAATCCTGGTCTTATCTGTACATTTGTTAATGGCATGCTTTATTATAGCATAAAGGCTTATTTCTTTAAACCTACCAGAGGTCTCTTATCAAATTTGTACTGTTGATGTATGCCATCAGCACGAACATAATGCATAAATACTTGACTATAAAAGTCACCTTTAAAAGGTTCTTTTCTGTAATGTGGCCACTCAATGCCTTTATAGATAGCTGCTTCTCCTGGTTTTAGTTCAAAACATTGATCATTAAAACAAATAGGCCAAGGAGTTCCATCAGAACCTAGATGAAGTGTTATTGATATTTCACAAGAATTTCTATCTATATGTTTTTTTAGTTCGGATCCGTAGGTATACATTCTCCAATATGTGTAAGTTGGAAATAATTTAAGACCTAATTCTTTTTCCATAAATTCATGTTTCTTTAACATAAGACTCTCAGTCAAAGCATCTGCATAATAAGAGGTATCATCATTAGGCACTTCATAACTCTTATCGTTATTAGCAAAAGGATTATTTCTGTGCATCATTTGTGTGTAGCACAAAAAAAATTGAGCTTCTTCAGCTGTAATAAAATCCTTTATAATTTTTGGTTCTTCTAAAGCAGCCATGATACAATACTATACCTTGTTCCTTTTGTTATTGGTTTTACTCCATGAACATAAACATAATTACTTGGCCATACAATAGCTCTATTTGGCGCGACTTTAATTTCTCCTATACCAGGAAAATATAATTCACCACCTTCGTAATCGTTATTTAAAAGCAAAATCATACTTACTCTTCTTGGGTATGTAAGACTAGCATCAATGTGTGGTTCATATTTACCACCTACACCATATCGTAATACTTCAATATCGTGAACTCTAAAATCAAATATTTGTGCGTTTGTATCATCAACGTATTTTTTCAATAAGTTTGTTACTACGCTTTTCATGTACCAAGCATAGTGTACAGCTGTATATGATTTTGCAATATTAGTAAGACCTAAACAATCTACAAGTCTTGTTTCTTTTTTAATTGTTCCACCATCTCCTCTATCACCAACTTTACCAGCCATCCAATATTCTTGACATATATCTGAATTGCAAAACTGTAAAAACTTTGCAAGTTTTTCTATTGGCATAAAGTTATCATAAACTTTTAACCATTTACCAATAGAGTCTTGTTCTTTTTCTAATATTATTTTGTTATCTTCTTGTGCCATACAGATCTTATATATTTAAATCTAGATACTGTCATTTTAAATCCTCTTCTATCTACTTCTTTTTTATCAACAGTTCCTATTTCCATTTTCCAAGACTCTCTTTTAAAAGGTATTACTTGTACAAGAGGTGTTCCTTTTTTAATAGTCCCCTTGTATCCGTTTTTGTATTTCCAACCATTAAATACAGCAGGAAAATTTATTCTCATATAATGTGTATCTGTGTCTACAATACCTGCCAAACACTCAAACCTATCATCACCATTATTTAATGGAGGAACAAATAGACAAGAATAACCAGGTGGTGTTTCAATATACCAGGGATTATCAAACTTAATAAAGTGCCTTGCTAAATTTCTTTCCATAAATTTAGATCCCTCCAATTGAGTATAATCATGTGTGCTTCCGGATATATCCAATCCTAAATATTCTGCATTAGCTTTAAGTGATGGAGATGCTACAGCAAAGGCAGGCACACATCTCATATGCCATTTATCCACATCATCTTTTGCTTTAGGATTAGGTTGTAAATCTACATAAAAGTCTTGACTCGTTCTTATTAAATACCCAGTTGTTAAGGTATCCATAAAAGGTAGACAACCTTTTACCGTCATTTTTTTAAAAGTGTGCTCTAGTTTTTTATACCATTCAGGTAAATTTAAAGAAACTGGCTCAGGTTTATGATCAGCAAATTCAAGATATTCTTTTAAACAAAGAAATTTTATTTTGTTCTCGAACATACAAGATGTTCTATTTGAATTATCTTAAGAAGTCAATTAAACTGGGATTTCCCAATCACTTAATGCAGAACCAAATCTACCTTCAACATATTTGTATACTGAATCAGTTGGCCAAGATGGTTCAGTCCAAGATCCGCCATCTATTTCACTTAGAACTGTTTTGCAATTATCTACATGAGATTGCACCTTAGCGTTGAAAGCAGAATCTTTATCTTCTTTGTGGTAAGCTAAATGATTCTCACATTGAGTAATAATACCTTGTAAAATTTCTTTGAAATAATTTGCGTTAGGTATTCTTCCTCCACAATCCCAATCAGTTATTTCATGATTGTCTTTTGTGCATTCATATCTTGTTTCGTCAGTATTATCTTTTGAATGATCAGCTGCAATTAATTGTTTTTCTTTTCTAACTAAAGATAAGAAATCAGCTTCTGATATACTCGTTGTTGTTGCATTTGGTTCATGGGATAAAAAATAATCTTTATCAGTATCATTAGCTGATAAACCAATATGATATCCTTCTGCGTTCCAGATAATGTGTGCCATTAGAATCCACCTCCATTTTTCTCGTAGAAGAATAAGTAACCTGGATTACCATCTTGTCTTGGAACGTTTGGTGATCCACCTTGTCCTCCTGTAATACCTTGAACTAAAAAGAATCCGTTCTGAGCACCTGGGTAAGTATTACCAAATGCATCAGTACCTTCTCCTTCCATAAGCATGATAAGTGGTGCATAGTCAGCACTGTTATCAAATGGACTATTAGACACTGTGTTTGTGTTTGTAGCGGGTAGGTTTCCACCTGGTAAGTTGAAAGTTACGGAACCTGGGTTACCTGGATCGATTTGACCTCCACCATTGTTTCCAGCAGATATTGATATGACGTTACCAAATTGTGATGAACCAGCTGCACCACCTACGTTAACTGTAGTTCCGGCTAGTCCACCCGGTGCACTGAATGTAAAGAAACCGTAAGTTCCTGCTCCACCATTACCACCGGTTCTAACTGGTACTCCTCTTTGACCACCGTTTCCAGATCCACTAGCTAAGTAACCATAACCTGCAGTTGAAGCAGGGTTAAGTGGTGAGTAAGTTGTAGAAACTGGTCCTTCTCCAGCAACAGCTAATGTAAAGTCAAAAGCATCTCCACCTGCAGCAGCTCCTGAACTTGCAGCTGTAATTCTACCTTGAGCATCAACAGTAATAGAAGCGTTAGTGTAAGAAGCTGCAGTAACTGCTGTGTCCGCTAATTGGTCAGCACCTACAGCATCATTAGCAATTTTTGCAGATGTAACTTGAAGTGCAGAAATCTTTGCAGTTGTGATTGCGTTGTCAGGTATTTTAGCAGTTGTAACTTGGTTTGCAGAAATCTTAGCACTTAAAATTGCGTTATCAGGAATCTTTGCAGTTGTAACAGCATTGTCAGCTATTTGTGCAGTTCCAATTGTACCACCCAAAGTGTCAAGTGCAATTTCGTTTAAGTTTGTACCGTCAGTATAAGCAGCAACAATTTTTGATTCAGCTGGTGAAAAACCTGTACCACTTACAGTTTTGATTGTTAAGTTTGATGGGTTTGTTACAGCAGTAATATCAAAGATGTAAAATTTTTCTATTCCATCTGGAATTGTTATAACTGAAGCACTTGATAAAGTGATTGTAGCAAATTTGATAACCATGTTACGAGCATTAGATAATGCTCCATCAGACATTGCTAAAGCAACTGTACTACCATCTGTGATAGTTACTGATTCAAAACCTGCAATTGCTTGTTGAATTAATTTTAAATTTTCGTTTGTATTGTCACCCCAAGTACCAGCGTTTTCCCCTGTTACCATCAACTCTAATTTGAGGTCTGTTGAATAACTTGATGCCATAAATTTTTACTCCTAAATAATTATAATTTTACACTTCTTACGCTGCTAAATCAACCTCTGTCCAATTATTATTTACTCCAGGGTCAATCTCACGCCATGCATATATACTAGGGCTACCGGCTGTTGAAGTCAATACGGTGCCCGTTACACCAACTGCACAATCGATAACAATATCAACACTTCCAATAGAAGTAGACGCTTGTAATCCTGATACCCCAACGATTTGATCAGGAATCTCATCTGCATTACCCATGGTCATAGATAATTGTTGACCAGTCACAGACTCATTAGTTGATTGAACAAGAGTAAAGTTTCCAAGTGTTAATGTGCCTTGTATTCCACTAACTTCATAGATAGAGACAGCCTCTACCTGACCTACTGATGCTGTTAATTGCTGACCAGTTACAGGTTCGTTTGTACTTTGTTCGAGTGTAAAGCTACCTAAAGTCATGTCTAATTGATCTTCAGTAGCTAGTACAGTTATATCTGCATCAATTTGAATTGAGAAAGAAGGTACAGCAAATGTTAATCCTAATGCATTTGGTGCTGTTACAGATACTTCAACGTCAGTTCCTGCAGCTTCATCACCAATAGACATTGTAAGAGCAGCCATTGATGGAGCAGCCGAGTAGTTTACACCCCAACCTAAATTACCCCAAGTGTCTCTGCCCCAACCACTTCCGATTAAGAAAGTGTTATCGATTGTGACAGCTCCAATAGAATTTGTTAATTGTGATCCAGTAACATCTTGTTGAATACCTCTTGCAATATCTTCCTCTCCAATTGAAAGATTTCCTTGAATACCTGTTGGATTTACATCAACAAGCGCAGATCCAATTATTTGACCAAGAGATCCTGTAAGTTGTGAACCTGTTACGTCTACAGGTGCATCAATACTTTGTGTAATACTAGCAATGCTAGATGTAAGTTGAGAACCTGTTACGTCAACATAAGCTCCTGCAAGATCACCCCAAGCATTTTCACCCCAAGTATCTCCACCCCAACCAGTGCTTATCTCAGCATCAGCTACAACTTGTCCTATAGATGATGATAATTGAATCGAACCTGTTTGAAGAGTACCAGCGATACCCCAGGCTTCGTTATTATTCCAAGTGCCTCTTCCCCAACCTGTTTCAATTAAACCTTCGTTAGGGATTGTTATTGCGCCAATGCTTGAAGTTAAAAGTTGTGAAGTAACAATTGGAGATGTGCTATTTTGTGCACCCCAATTATTTTCTCCCCAATCTAATTGACCCCAAGCATTTGACATATTTCCATTTTACCTACTTATTACGCAAGTCTTAAAATTGCAGCAGATGTAGTAAACGAAGGGAACTGAATAGTGAATGTTCCAGACGTTGCAGTTTTATCTGATCCAAAATCAAGTACAGCAACTGCATCTGTAGTACCTGTACCACCGTCAGTTGTTGTATTGTAAATTAATGCGCCTCTAGCAGTCAGTGTAACACCTGTGAAAGACAAGTTAGAATAACTTGTGATAGCCACACCAGAAGATACTTTTACTCCTGAATTTACTAAAGCTTTTCCGCCAGCAGTATATCCTGAAGGTGAAGATACTTCGTTTGTAGTTGAATAGTTTTCAGTAGATGCCCCAAGGGTTGCTTGAGAAGTAAACATAGCTAATTTAAACGTGTCACCATTTTGTGCAGTATCAAAATCATGCTTACCAGCTAACAATTCTTTTTTGAATGAATTGCAAATTGCATTTGTTGTTATTGCCATAGTTTTCTCCT